CGTCTTGCTGACCAGCATGACCAAGAAGTTCTAGGTTACCTAGCAGGTTACAAACAGTCTGCACTACACGGTAATGCAGATACTGTACGTGATCAAGCTGGTGACGTAAACGGTACTAAAGCAGACACAACTGCTGACAATGACGAATTGCTTGCAGCAAACAAGCTAAACAAAGGTGACTTTGGTAACATCACTACTTCAGGTGCTGATGACCATTCGATCCCTGTTGCAGCACGTTTGCCAGGTGCAACTGCACTACCAACAGCATACGTTTCACCAACAATGTTGGTTGCTCGTATGGGTCGTCTACTTGATCAACAACAAGTTGACAAAGACGGTCGTTGGATCGTAATCGATCCTGTCATGATGGAAATCTTGATGGACGAAGATTCACGTTTCCTACAATCTGATTGGGGTGCTTCAGGTGGCCTACGTAATGGTCTAGTCATCAACAACTGGAATGGTTTCAGAGTTTACTCTTCTTCAAACCTACCTGCTGTTGGTACTGGTGCTGCTACAACAGGTACAGCAAACCAAAACAGTGACTACGGTGTAATCGTAGCTGGTCATGATTCAGCCGTTGCAACTGCAGAGCAGATCAACAAGACTGAAACATATCGTGATCCAGATTCATTTGCCGATATCGTTCGTGGTATGCACCTTTACGGTAGAAAAATTCTAAGACCAGAAGCATTGGTCACAGCTAAGTACAACTTGGCTTAATAGAATAAGGAGGGGGCTGCTTCGGTGGCCCTCTTACTCACATGAATCTAGTTTTAAAGTGCTCCCAAAAACTGTTTGAGACAGTTATCCTGCCTCTAGATAACATAAACTCAGTTAGTGATAACAGACAAGATCCTGTCTTTGATGCTACACTAAAGAAAAGTCTAGAGACAAAAGGGATGATACATCCTATCTTGGTTTGCTCAGACAAAGACTTTAAACAAACAGACATAAGACGTTTTGAACGTAGACCTGTACCAGAGAACATAGAAGAAAGGTACAGATGTCTGATAGGGAATAACAGATACAAGTTTGCTGTGGATAATGGCTACACACACATTGAGTGTCACCTAGTCAAAACTTTTGAGGAAGTGCAGAAAGCACATCGAAAGACACAGATAGAACCAAGAAAGATGTAAGATGGCTAATTACGTTGCACTAGTTAATGAGCTACTCACTAGGCTTAATGAGGTTACCCTTGCTGTAGGGGGTAGTGGCTTTACTGATGTACGTAACGTACAGGCACTAGCTAAACAAGCTGTCAACAACTCCATTAGAAATATTTTACAGAATGGTCAGGAGTGGCCTTTCCTTAAAACTACATACACTCAGACATTGACTGCAGGTACACGAGAGTATGACTTTCCATCTGACTTTTCTAGAGCAGACTGGCAGACTTTCTACATTAAACAACTTTCAGGTGGGACTAATGCTCCTGCAGCTATGAAAGTTATTTCTTATGATGAGTACATTCAAAGATATCGTCAAGGAGATGACACAGGAGATCAAACAGGTATCTCTGCTCCTACTCTTGTTTATCAAACAAACGAAGAGAAGTTTGGTGTAACACCTATTCCAGATGCAGCATATGAGATTGAGTATGTGTATTGGTCATTCCCTGCAGACTTGAGTGCTTATGATGACACAACTGTTATCCCTGATAGATTTAAACATGTAATCATTGATGGTGCTATGATGTACATGATGAGGTTTAGATCTAATGAGCAAAGTGCTGCAGTACACCAAGGTGTATTTCAAGAGGGTATCAAGTCTATGAGAAGAATACTTGTAGACGAACCTCTAAGAATAAGATCCACAGTAGTTGAAAGAGCTAATGTAGGTTTGAGTAGAGTAAGCTAATGGCAGACAACTTAGGCTCCTTTAAAGTATTTGCTCAGGGTGGGTTGAACCTGAACAGGGACGTGTTGTCACAAGGTGAGACACAACCTGGTTCTGCTATATCCTTGCTTAACTACGAACCTGCTACAACTGGTGGGTACAGACGTGTTAGTGGATATAGCAATGACTACGGCACAGTACCTGGAGATAGCTCTGGCAGTGTCTTAGGTGTAGCAGTAGCTGCTGGTATTAACGATGGTATTCTAGCTGCTCGTAAGCCTAGTAGTGGTAATAACTACTTACACTACTGGGATAATACAGCAGAGTCTTGGACAGCAGTAACTACTTCTGGTTCACCTACAATGACAGGTGTATCCAAAGTAAGATTTACTAGGTTTAACTGGGGTACAGCAAAAGTTATTCTGACAGATGGTGTAAACCCTGCAGCTACCTACGATGGTACAACTTACACACAGATTACAGCTACAGAAGCCCCTGATGACCCTAAGTTTGCTGCAGTATTTAAGAACCACATGTGGCTTGCTGGTGATCCTAACGAACCTCATAACGTTTACTTTAGTGCACCTACAGACGAAACCAAGTGGGCACCTGCAGATGGTGCTGGTGTAATTAACGTAGGTTTTCCTGTTGTAGCAATCAAACCGTTTCGTGATTCTTTGTTTGTGTTTGGTACGAACAACATTAAAAGGATCGTGGGCAATAACATCTCAGACTGGGCTGTACAACACGTAACAGATGACCTTGGTTGCCTAGCATCAGACAGTGTTATTGAGATTGGTGGTGACCTAATCTTCTTATCACAGGACGGTATCAGACCTATTTCAGGTACAGACAAGATTGGTGACGTTAACTTGGAAACATTGACCAAGAACATACAATCTTTTGTTTCTGACGTTATCTTCAACAATGACCTAGATGCAGTTTCCTCTGTAATCATTAGAGGTAAATCTCAGTTTAGATTGTTCTACAATACAGACAGTGGTGCTGCTTTACTTGGTGGCCTACGTTTAGGACAACAGGGTGGAATTGGATTTGAGTTTGGTCAGATGATTGGCATTGAAGCTACATGTGCTGACAGTGGATACATCGACAAAGAAGAATACGTCATTCATGGGGATACCTCAGGAAAAGTTTATAGACAGGAATCAGGTAACAGCTTCGGTGGTAATAACATCGTAAGCCTTTACCAAACACCATTCTTGCACATGCAAGATCCAGAGCAACGTAAGATTATTCATACTGTTGCTACTTACCTTAGATCAGAAGGTGATAACGAGATCATAATGTCAGTTATCTTTGACTATGATGATACCACCATTCTTAACCCAACCAACTTTATTCTTACAAACGAAGGTGCAGCAGCCTACTATAACGAGGCTATCTACGATGAACCTTCTAATACAACAATATGGAGTGGTAACCCCTCTCCTGTCCAAAGAGTAAATGTTTCAGGTTCGGGTAAATCAGTTTCTTTTAGATATGTTACAAATGACACGAATGCTGCACACAGTGTCCAAGGCATTGTTGTGACGTTTGGAGTGGGGGATAGATTATAAATGGCAGGTTATACAAGACAAAGTGCTGCTGATATTGTTTCTGGTCAGGTTATTAAAGCTGAACCAGTACACAATGAATTTGAACAGCTTGTAGCAGCATTTAGTGCAAGCACAGGTCACAGACATGATGGCACTTCTACTGGAGAAGGTGGCCTCGTTCCTCTAATTTCAGACACTAATCAGTACAGCAAAGTTGTTGTTGATACAGCTAACAACAGAATTAGTTTCTACACTAATGTTGGTAATGCAGCAGTAGAACAGGTAAGGTTACAAGATGGAGCATTTGTTCCTGTCACTGATGAAGATATTGATTTGGGTTCTGCGGCTGCTGAGTTCAAAGATCTTTACATTGATGGTGTGGGTTATATTGACACTCTGGCGGTGCATGAAAATGCTACTATTACGGGTAACCTTACCGTTGATGGGAATACTACTCTTGGTAGTGACGATAGTGATACTGTTACAGTAAATGCTGATGTTGCCTCAGACCTTATTCCTTCTGCAGATGCAACATATGATCTAGGTGCTACAGGTAGTGAGTGGAATGATGCCTACATTACTGGCACAGCAAACATTGACAGCCTTGTAGCTGACACAGCAGACATTGATGGTGGTAGTATTGATGGAGTTACTATCGGTGCAAATGATGCTGCTCCTGCCGACTTTACCACAATGGACACAACAGGTAATGCTACTGTTGGTGGAACATTTGGTGTAACAGGTAACACAACACTTTCTGGTACTCTTGGGGTTACAGGTGTTTCTACATTCTCTGATACAGTGTGTGCACCTGACCTAAAAGCCACAGGAACATCAACCCTTAGCACAGTAGATATTAATGCAGGTAATATTGATGGCACTGTTATCGGTGCTACTTGTACTGCTGCTGGTAGCTTTACTACAGTTAGTACGACAGGACAGGGTACTTTTGCTTCAGTCGATATCAATGGCGGTACTATTGACGGTGCTACTATTGGTGGGACTACAGCATGTCCTATAACAGGTACAACAGTCACAGCTAACACTTGTTTCGTAGGTGATATCACTGGTGCTGTTTCAGGAAATGTTACAGGTAACTTATCTGGTAATGCTGCAGGTTGTCACACAGGAAACTTTGATGGTGTAGTCGGTGCTACCACACCTGATGCTGTAACTGGGACAACCATCACAGCTAATACTTGTTTTGTTGGGGACGTCACAGGTGATGTATCAGGTGCAGTCACAGGGAACGTAATAGGTGATTTAACTGGTGATGTAACCTCAGTAGGTACTTCTTGCTTCTGTGATATCAATATGTCTGGCACAGCAGGTATTGATCTAGGTTCTGCTAAGATTACTTCTCTTGCAACTCCGACTGCCGATTCTGATGCAAGCACAAAAGGGTACGTTGACCAACAGATTACAGACCTGATTGGTGGTGCACCTGGTGCCCTTGATACTCTTAATGAACTAGCTGCAGCTATCAATGACGATGCTGCATTCTATACATCTGTTACAACTTGTTTAGGTACTAAACTAGACACTGCTGGTGGCACTATGACAGGGGATATTACCCTTGGTGCTAACAAGGCTACATCTACAGCTACACCTACTACAGATGATACACTAACTCGTAAGGGTTACGTTGATACACAAGATGCTCTAAAGCTAAACCTGACTGGTGGAACCATGTCGGGTGCTATTGCTATGGGAACATCCAAGATAACAGGACTAGGTGATCCTACATTAGCACAAGATGCAAGCACTAAGGCTTACACAGATGCTTGTGTAGCAACAGCAATGCCTTTGTCAGGTGGCACATTCACAGGAAATGTAGAAACTACTTGTCCTATCATTTCTTGCTACACACCCACAAATGCATGTGACCTCACTAATAAATGTTACGTT